TCTGAATAATGTTGGATATGAAGATGAGTGGGACGATAGTTTTTATGAGCGTAGATATATTATCTACACTCTAAACTTCACAATGAAGTCTTATCTATACGGTCCTTACAACACATCTGATGTTATTAAGAAGGCAATCATACATGAGACACTTGGTGATAGAGCAGTCAATCGTAGAACTATTACTAGAACATATACACCCAAAGCAAAAACTGATATCAACACTGATGGTGTCATTGATGTAAATGATGATGCATTAGTGGATGCTGGTGATGACTTTGGATTTAATGAAGGAATTGAATTCTTATGAGTAGCCTAGAAGATAACATGGAAGAGATGTTGAACATCAGTGTTGATGCTCCATCTGAACCAGTTAAACCAGCAGGTCCTAGAACAGATAAAGATGATCAACAGAAAGACTATGAGTATACTCGTGGTGAATTATACTCACTCATAGATCAGGGTCAGGAGGCGGTCAGAGGTGCCTTAGAGGTGGCACAGGAAAGTGGGCACCCTAGAGCGTATGAAGTTGCTGTAGCAGCAATGAAGCACGTTGCAGACATGACAGAGAAATTACAAGCATTACATAAGAATATGAAAGACCTAGATGAAGAAAAGAAAGGTCCTTCAAAAGTCACTAATAACGCTATGTTTGTTGGTAGTACAGCAGAATTGCAGAAGATGTTAAAGCAAATGGGTGGAGGAAAACGCTAAATAGATTCGTATACCCTGACATGGTATCTTTATGATAAATTACAAAGAATTTAAAAGACTCGCTGAGTCTGCCAGTGAGCAGGATAACGGAATTTTAGAAGGTGCAGCCTGGACAAAGAAGGCTGGCAAAAACAAAGAAGGTGGACTTAACGAGAAAGGAAGAAAGTCTTACGAGAGAGCAAATCCTGGATCTGACCTTAAAGCACCAAGCAAAAAGGTTGGAAATCCCCGTAGGGCATCGTTCTGCGCTCGAATGAAAGGAATGAAAAAGAAATTAACTTCAAAGAAAACTGCCAGCGATCCTGATAGCAGGATTAACAAATCACTACGTGCGTGGAATTGCTAACATAACTTATAAAAACATTATAAAAATAACTTATTGAATACTAAAGTAAGTATAATTAGTATATGAGTTTTGATATTGATATGCGTCTAAATGAGAGCGACATACTACGTTGTATTACTGCCTGTAGGGTCTACCAAGATCAGACAGGTAGTGAATGGATGTGGGAACAATACGAAGCTTTGATCAATAAACTCAAGGTTTATCAAGATCAGTATTCAACGGATTAAGTTATGAATTTATTTGCGTCACACCCATCGGTGTATACATTACCTGGCACATGGGAACCCCAACCAGATATAGTATTTGACCCGACATTGTTAGTTACATTTGGTACGACAGTGGGTGTTACTATTGGCATTATTTACCTTATCTCTTCTAGAAGGAAAAGAAAACGAGTATGAAATTTATTTTTGCATTTCTAGCTACATTATTCCTTGCCTTACCTGCATGGGCAGTGGATGTTCAAATGGGATATGATGGAGGTTTAGTCTTTGAACCTTCTGAAGTTACAATTAATGCAGGTGAATCTATCCACTTTGTAAACAACATGCTACCTCCTCATAATGTTCTTGTAGAAGATCATGATGAGTTAGGACACGATGCACTTGCTATGATGCCTGGTGAAGAGTTTGATGTTGAGTTTCCTGAAGCAGGAGACTACACATTCTACTGTGGTCCTCATAAAGGTGCAGGCATGATCGGTACAGTACACGTAAAATGAAAACAATCAACACTGTTGTTCTTGACATCACTGTTGCAATAATTGATTTCCTTTACAAAGGAAGACATTACCAAAGATTTTGGGTGCTTGAGGAAATAGCTCGGGCACCTTATTTTGCTTTTTTAAGCGTCTTACATTTAAGAGAGAGTATGGGATTACGAGGTCCTGATCATCTATACTTAATGGAAGAACACTTTGGACAATCTGTAAATGAAACAGAACATCTTGTTTATATGGAAAGCAAGGGTGGTAATGATTATTGGATTGATCGCTTCTTTGCTAGACACCTCGTACTTATCTACTATTGGGTTAATGTAATTTACTATTTTATTTTTCCCAAATATGCTTATCATTTAAGTTTAGAAGTAGAGGAACACGCTGCAAAAACTTACAGCGATTATCTGCAACATGTAGATAAAGACGATAAAAAAATCTATGAAATTATGGAGGATGAAATTAATCATGCTGAAGAACTACGTAAAGCTATGGAGATGATCAAATGAGAGTAGGTCTAATTGGTTTGGGTCGTATGGGCGAGGGTATGTCTCGTCGTATGATGAAAGAAGGAATCGAAGTTTGGGGTTACAGACGTAACTACGAGAAGGCACAAGAAGCGTATGAAAAAGGATACGTAGATGGTGTATGTGTTGATATTGAAAATCTTGTAACACAAGTAAAACAAGGAGGTTCACCTGGTATTTTTATGATGGTGGTACCTGCTGAGAACGTTGAGGAAACATTAGATGAGTTACTACGGATATGTGGTGAGGGAGATATTATTATTGATCACGGCAATAGTAATTTTAAAGATAGTAGGAAAAGAGCAGAACTTTCAGAAAAATTTGGCATCCAATATATTGACTGTGGTACTAGTGGTGGTGTCTTTGGTTTGGAGCGTGGATACTGTCTTATGGTTGGTGGTTCAACTACAGCAGTATCTGTGTGTTCTCCCATTTTCAGAGCTCTTTCACCAGGCATGTCCGCTGCACCAAGAACAGATAAATGGTCTAAGGCAACCAGTCCAGAATTCGGTTGGTTACATTGCGGTCCTGCTGGAGCAGGTCACTTTGTGAAGATGGTTCACAATGGCGTTGAGTATGCAATGATGCAAGCATACGCTGAGGGATTTAATATCCTGCATGAAGCAAACGCAGGTTCTAAGTATGTCAAAGAAGGTGATGCTGAAGTTGCTCCTATGGAACATCCAGAAGATTATTGCTATGACATTGACGTTGCTGAGGTTGCTGAGTTATGGCGTCGTGGTAGCGTGGTTGGTAGTTGGTTACTCGATCTTACCGCTGATGTATTACGAGGTGATCATGAACTTAGCAAATTCGATGGAGGAGTATCGGATAGTGGTGAAGGTCGTTGGACTGTTCACGCTGCTGTGGATCTTGGTGTACCCACTCCTACTATCAGTACAGCACTATTTGAAAGATTCTCTTCAAGAAAATTGAATGATTTTGCAAACAGATGTTTAAATGGTATGAGGTATATGTTTGGAGGTCACAATGTTAGGTAATGTCTTACTTTGGACAGCACTACCGTTTGTATGTGCCACCCTCGCATTTGGAAGATTTAAAGGAGAAAATAACTATTATGAATCCGATGACTACAAAGGAAACGGATGTGCTCACTAGTCAGATTGTTATCTTTGGTGCCACTGGTGATCTGTGTCGTAGGAAACTTATTCCTGCACTATTCAAGTTACACGAAAAAGAATTACTTCCAAACAATCTTGTAATTGTTGGAACTTCTCGTAGAGAACATTCTAAAGAATCTTGGATAGAAACTCTAGGTGAGTATCCACAAGAATTTTTACATAGACTTGATTGGGTATCTACTGATCTGGAAAATCCAGATACTCTTCAGCATCTTCCTGATGCTGATGATTCAACTTATTTCTTATCTGTCCCACCAGAAAGATATGAGTCAGCTATTGTCAATCTTAAACAAGGAGGACTTTTAGATGATCCAGAAAGATCCCGTGTGGTTGTGGAAAAACCCTTTGGGCACGATTTTAAATCTGCTAATCATTTACAGTCAGTGGTGGAGCGACATCTACGGGAAAAACAAGTATATCGCATTGACCATTATCTTGGTAAAGATACTGTTAATAATATCATTGCCACTCGTTTTAGTAATACTCTACTTGAACCACTATGGAATCGCCAGTACATAGAGGAGATTCAGATCTTTGCTTCTGAGACTATCGGATGTGAAGGTAGAGCTCAATACTATGATCATGCTGGTGCTGTAAGAGATATGTTGCAGAACCATGTGTTACAAGTTCTTGCTCTCATCGCCATGGAAGCACCATGCAAGATGAATGCTAGGGAATTAAGACGTGAGAAGACAAAGGTGCTTGCTGCATGTAGAATGGGAACCAACATTATTTTGGGGCAATATGATGGGTACCGTAATGAAGAGGGCGTTGATCCTCAGTCTAGCACTCCTACCTATTTTGCTGGTAGCTTATTCGTTGATAACTGGCGTTGGCAGGGCGTACCTTTTAACGTACTGACTGGCAAGAAACTACCTTACCAATGTGTAGAGGTGGTAATTAAGATGAAAGCACCACCACAACAATTATTTGATGGACACGAATATAACGATAGGATTGTTATGCGTCTCCAGCCTAATCCTCATTTGGATATTAGGATGGATATCAAAAGTCCTGGACTGAATGATAACGTAGAAACAGCAACACTAACACATGCATACCCACAGGAACGTGCAATTGATGGATATGAAAAACTTCTTTATGATGCCATAAACGGCGATCAATCACACTTTGTGCATTCAGAAGAAGTTATGGAATCATGGAGGATCGTAGATGATCTTCTATGTACTGGCGAAGAATGTTCTGTTCGCACTACTCCTTATCTTTATCAAGGTGGTTTGTGGGGACCTGTATATAAATCACAATTTATAACTAATTGGGATTATCCAAAATGATTCTATTTGTTAGACAAGTAATGCAAACTCAATGGTGCATAGGCATCATGAGTTTCTTTTTGGTGTTCGTTCCAATTATAGGAATGCACCTCGTTCGTAAATATGGTTGGGAGCATTGGGAACCCTTTAATAAACATGAGTAACATTGGATTAGAAATTATATTTTGGACAACACTATCGTTATATGTGTTGACTAAAATCGGCGTATTTAAAAAATGAACTTAGTTCTTCGTTCACACGAAAACTTAAACGACCCCACTTGGAGTGTAATCATCTCGATTATGATTCTCCTTGCTGGGGTTTCGTATTACATATATACCATTATGAAATACTCTTTTAAGGAGATGAGCGATGGGAGCGATGACACCACCAAGCAGGAAGAGTTGTTACAACTTCCGAGTGACGGAGATCAATCGTGTTCTTGACGGCGATACTATTGATGTCACCATTGATCTTGGGTTTGACTTATACAAGAAAGAAAGAGTTAGAATTGCAGGAGTTGATACGCCAGAGAAAAGAACGAGAGATCTGGAAGAGAAGGAATTGGGAATAGATGCTACCAACTGGATGAAAGCAAAACTAGAAGGTGCTATTGAGGGAGATGATGAACTATCAATCAGAACCGAACTTGTTGGTGGCATGGGTAAGTATGGTAGGCTTCTTGGTTGGTTATACATTGGCGATGCTGAGTTATCACTCAACGAACAAATGATTACTGAGGGATATGCTTGGGAATATGACGGCGGTACAAAGAAGAAAGATTTTGAAGAACTACGGGAAATCCGTCGTGCTCACGGCACGCTTATAGAATGACATACAACGAAGAATTTGATGAGGAGGAGTGGTATTGCGAATTTAAGATGGGAATACATGATGTTAGATCATTGTATTCTTCAATTTCCTATGCATTAGAAATGTGGCCAGGTTCCCCTAGGCGTCCTATGGAGGAACAGGAGTATCTGATACATTTAAAACAGCAATTATTTGCTATGCTTGCAGAGTATACCTTTACACACATAGAAACAGGAGAAAGCAATGAAGGAACTGTCTGACCTTAAATTGGAAAGGAAGGAATGTCCTAAATGTGGTGCGGTCTGGATGAATGGTGAACATTATTGGAAAACAGGAAGTAAAGGAAATGAACATGATTTAGCTGGTCTAGTTTGTAATCAACTAGGTGATAACACATGTATCAATCCAATGAAAGGACAAGAAGGTGGTGACACTTGGGAAAAAAGACTAGAGTTCCTAACAAAAATGGAGGATGCTAGTGAGTTCTAAATAATTACATGGATAACAAAGGTAAAGTTATAAACCTTATAAGGATTGTAATACTATTCCAGTTAGGAATAGTAGGAGCAACTATCTTTGGTTGTTTTCTTCCTACAGCTAAATCATGTGATAATGATGTGAAACAACATATTGCTAACATGATGACTGTTATAACAACATCCACGTTTGCTCTATATGCTGCGGAAAAATAATGGCAACTAATGATGTATATTTGGGTAACCCGAACCTGAAGAAAGCGGGTACACCAATTCAGTTTACAAAAAAACAAGTTAACGAATGGATCAAGTGTAAAGAAGATCCTCTATATTTTGCTTGTAATTATATTAAGATCATTTCACTTGACGAAGGTCTAGTACCTTTTAGCATGTATGATTTCCAGAAAGAAATCTTACAAGACTTCCACAATAATAGATTTAACATTGCGAAACTTCCTAGACAAACTGGCAAATCGACCACGGTTGTTGCTTACCTGCTTTATTATGCTATCTTTTATGATAGTGTTAATATTGGTATTCTGGCTAACAAAGCATCTACCGCAAGGGAGTTACTCGGTCGTCTTCAACTAGCGTATGAGAATCTACCAAAGTGGATGCAACATGGTATTTTAGTATGGAACAAAGGTAATGTCGAACTTGAAAACGGATCAAAGATATTGGCAGCTTCTACATCTGCGAGTGCTGTCCGAGGCATGTCGTTCAATATCCTCTTCCTCGATGAATTTGCGTTCGTTCCAAACCATGTTGCAGAGCAATTCTTTGCCTCTGTTTATCCTACTATTACTTCTGGTAAATCAACGAAAGTAATTATCATCTCTACGCCCAATGGCATGAATCACTTCTACAAGATGTGGGAGGATGCTAGAAGAGGTAAGAATGATTATGTTACAAACGAAGTACATTGGTCTCAAGTTCCTGGCAGAGATGCTAAATGGAAGGAGGAGACTATTAAGAACACGTCACCACGACAGTTCGCACAAGAATTTGAATGTGACTTCCTTGGTTCTGCTGATACTTTGATTAGTCCAGCAAAACTCCAAACTATACCATTTCACGATCCTATTAAGAGCAATGCGGGACTTGACGTTTACACGAGAGCAGAAGAGAATCACGAATATATTATTACTGTCGATGTTGCCAGAGGAATTGGTGGCGACTATAGTGCTTTCATCGTGTTTGATATCACCAGTGTCCCGTATAAAATCGTTGCGAAGTACAGAAATAATGAGATTAAGCCTGTACTGTTTCCCTCGGTCATCTTCCAAGTAGCAAAAGAATACAATAATCCATACATTCTGGTAGAAGTAAATGACATCGGAGATTCAATCGCTGCTACTCTTAATTACGATCTTGAATATCCTAACGTTCTTATGTGTGCTATGCGTGGAAGAGCGGGTCAAGTTGTTGGGCAAGGATTTTCAGGAACAAAAACACAATTAGGTGTTAAGATGAGTGTGACCGTCAAGAAGATTGGTTGTGCTAACCTTAAAGCAATTATTGAGGAAGACAAGTTGTTGTTCAATGACTTCCAGATCTTCCAAGAATTAACCACGTTTGTACA